AACCTCGACCTGATGTACGCGCTGCCAGGCCAGACTTTGGAAGGCCTCGACGCCGACCTCTCGCAGGCACTGGCCCTCGCGCCGCCGCACATCTCGGTGTACCACCTGACGATCGAGCCCAACACCTGGTTCGCCAAGTTCCCGCCCACGCTGCCCGAAGACGACATTGCCTACGCCATGCTCGACCGCATCACCGAGCGCACCAGCGCCAACGGCATGTCGCGCTACGAGGTGTCGGCCTATGCGCGTGAGGGGCACCAATGCGCGCACAACCTCAACTACTGGCAGTTCGGCGACTATCTCGGTATTGGGGCCGGCGCGCACAGCAAGTTGAGCTTTGCGCACCGTATCGTGCGGCAGGTGCGCTTTCGCGAGCCGCGCCTGTACATGGAGAACGCGCGCGTGGGCGCCGCGGTGTCGCAGAGCGACGAAGTGGCACTGGCCGATCTGCCGTTCGAGTTCATGCTCAACGCGCTGAGGCTGAAGACCGGCTTCACGCTGCCGCAATTCAGCGAACGCACGGGGCTGGCGATGACGTCGATCCAGCGCGGTCTGGAAGAAGCAGAGCGCAAGGGGCTCGTGGCACGCGACCTGTTCCGTGTGTGGCCGACCGAGCGCGGGCTGGATTTTCTGAGCGATCTGCAGGCGATGTTCCTGCCCGACGAAGAGTAGGGCGGCGCCGTCGGCATAAAATCAGTGGTTCCGGAGAGTTGGGTGAGTGGTTTAAACCAGCAGTCTTGAAAACTGCCGACGAGAAATCGTCCGTGAGTTCGAATCTCACACTCTCCGCCAGAATCAATCTCTGGCAGTTTTTGAAAGTCCCGCGCAGTCTCTGCGACGGGACTTTTTCATTGGGGACATCGTCCTTTTGCGTCTCGAAATGTCTGGCGAGAATCTTCGCTAGGCGGGCTCCAAACATGGCATAGATCATGGTATTTTTCCACCGATACCATGACACTCACCGTTAAAGCTGTAGATGCGGCCAAGCCGCGCGAGAAGGCATACAAGTTGGCGGATGCCCACGGCCTCTACCTCTATGTTTCGCCCAAGGGTGCAAAGAGCTGGCGAGCCAACTACACCGCGGGCGGAAAGCAGAAAACGAGGACGTACGGCCTGTACCCTGGTGTGAGCCTGGCAGACGCGCGAAAGGCGCATATGGCCGGCCGCGAAGACGCGCCGGCGCGGAAGGTGGCTCCGACGTTCGAAGTGGTCACGCGCGATTGGCTGAAGGCAAAGCTGCCGACCCTTACGAATGGCAAGCATCAGATTCAAGTCGCGAACACGTTGGAGCGTTACGCGCTCCCAGCTCTCGGAAAGTTACCCATCGACTCGATCCCCCGGTCTGAGTTGGTAAAGGTGGTGCGTGAAGCGCAGGCCGGCGGAAAAGTCGAAACGGGGCATCGCGTCGCAAGTCGCATTTCGGCGGTCTTCGATTTCGCGCAGGACACGGGCCTGATAGAACAACATGGTGCGGCTGGGCTCACGCGCGTGCTTGTTGCGCGCAGGACCAAGAAACCAATGGCAAGCATTCCACCCGAAGAGGCGGGCGAGTTGATGTGCGCTATCGATAGTTACGACGATTCAGTGACGCGGCTCGGCTTGCAACTGCTTGCGTATACGTTCGTCCGTGTTGGGGAGCTGCGCCGCATGCTGTGGGGAGAGCTGAAAGAGAACGGGGCCGTATGGGTGGTGCCCGAGGCGCGCATGAAGATGCGCATTCCTCATGTGGTGCCTCTCTCGCGGCAGGCGCAATCGATTCTTGTGACGCTGCGCGAGATGAGTGGAGATGGGGCACTTGTGCTCGAATCGCCGATTCGTCCGGGGCATCCGCTTTCAGAGAACACATTCTTGTTCGCGCTGTACCGCCTTGGCTACCGCGGCAAGATGACCGCCCACGGCTTCCGTGCCCTGGCCTCGACCGTATTAAACGAACGCTCGGGTTTCGCGCACGACGTTATAGAACGACAACTAGCGCACAAGGAAGCCGACGCTGTTCGTGCGGCCTACAACCGCGCGGAATATCTTGAGCAGCGTCGGCATTTGATGCAGTGGTGGTCAGACTGGCTCGATGGAATGAAAGATGCCGCGCGCAGATGATTTGCTTTGTTGCAACGGAAGTGCAGAACCCAATGGCGCCTTCGAGCGATTTAGACGAAGCTCCCCGCGGTCCGTAGTTGTACGGCCGTAACCGATAGCCGAGGAGCACGCAAAATGAATGATAAATCAATGTCGGCCAGTGCGATCACGTCCCAAAAAAACGCTGAATCTGAGGATGTGCAAGTCAAGGAATCCCCAATTGAAGTGGTGGTGAGGAATTACCTCTATGCCATTTTGGGGATTGGCCGCACCGCAAAAATTGCGCTGCCTCATTTTTCAAAATGGAGAAATGCGGAGCTTGATAAGGTTTACGAAAAAGTAAAGAATTTCGTTCCAGTCTCAAAGACGGAAAAGGAGGATGCGACACTTACTTTTGCGAACGCCCGAGAGCTTGCGGAATTTATGGATAACTGGCGTGAGTTTAAGGAGCTTTTAAATCATGACCCGTCAGCTGTTCTTGCGAAAAGTCTTTTCACTCATCTCTTTGCGGAGTTTGATTCTTATCTGGGCGAGTTGCTTAAAATAATTTATCTCAAGGATGATAAGTTAATCAAAGGCATTGTTCGGGAGATATCTCTTTCTGATTTGATGGAGTTCCAAGATTTATCCGATGTAAAAGTCGCAATGGTTGACAAAGAGATAGAGACATTTCGTCGAGACAGTTATGTCGAACAATTTTCAGCGCTTGAGAGAAAATTTGGCTTATCGTTGCGAAAATTCAATGAATGGCCGCTGTTTGTTGAGTTGTCTCAGCGTCGGAATTTGCTAATTCACAATGGCGGATTGGTTAGCGAGCAATATTTGGCGGTTTGTAAGCGCGAAAATTATTTATTTGATACCAAGCCGGGAATCGGTGAGGCGCTTACCGTGTCCTCTGCTTATTTTGTTGCAGGAAGTCGAATACTTTCTAAAGTGGGCGTCATGCTGGCCTACACTTTATGGAGCAAAATATTCCCCCAAGAAGCTAACGAATTTCATACCTCGCTCAATGGTACGCTGTATAACTGCCTGCAGCAGCAGCGCTGGAAATTTGTTGCTGAGCTGGAGGATTTTGTTCTTAGCGAGCCATTGCGAAAGGGTATATCTGAAATTCAGCTGCGAATCAGAATTGTAAATGTTTCAATTGGATTAAAATTCTCAGGCGACTCTCAGAAGGTAAATCATCTTTTGGATTCTCTGGATTGGACGGCGAGTGTTCGGGATTTTAAGTTGGCGATTGCTGTGCTTCAAGATCGTTATGATGAAGCTGTCGATATAATGAGAGGCATTGGGCGGAGTGGTGAAATTCTTCGTCAGTCTTCTTATCATTCATGGCCCTTGTTTACCGAGTTTAGAAAGCAGCCAGAGTTTCATCGGGCGTATGTGGAAATTTATGGAGAGCTATTTTCTGAGACTGTTGAAACTTCGAATGGATCTGTACATGCGCAAGCGACCGCGCCGGTCAAATCTGAAATTGGTATCGAAAAGCAGCCAATAAGTGACGTGGAGCCGAGAGAGGTAGTTTCAAAGAAAAAGCCTAAGAGTAGGTCAGCAAGCGGCTCCAAAAAGAAAGATACGGGCGCCGCCTGAGTTGTGTGGGTTAGGTTGGATTAATTGTTTTTTGGAATTGAGCCGTTTTGTACAAAAAAATGCAGATCTGAGACGCGCCACCGAGTCAGGCCGGCAATTTTCACCGGTTGAGGTAATTGTCTTAGCCTCACTTTGTTCCAAAATGTGGAGCGTCCTATTGAGAGTAGTTTGGCTGCTTCGCTAGCTGGAATTAAGAGTTTTTCGCTCATCATTTTTTCCTTTTTGATTTTGCCAATACTTCAGATTTGATCTAGCTCGGAGAAGCGTCGCTTAAACAATTCGCGCCACTGCCGCCATGTCATCACCTCGCGCTCCGGCGTGTCGAGGCGTACCCAGTCGGCGGGCGCGACCGGCTGCAGGGTGTTGTCGCCGAGTACGGGCCACGGCATGTGCCGCGACGGGTCGTACGGCGTCAGATCGCGGCGCGCGGTGGCGAGTGCCTGCAGGTCTATGGAGCGCAGAGACTCGCGATGCCCAGCGAACACCGAAAGAAGCTTGAAGTGCTCGCGCACGCCCTTCGCATGCTCGGCTTCGAAGGCGTGCCATGCGCCGATGCCGAAGGCCATGCTGTAGCTGTTCACAGCCTGCTTTGCCGGGCTGATGAGGTCGTTGGTGTAGGCTTCGTGCGCGTCGTGCAGCAGCGCTGCCATCTGCACGAACACTGAGGCGCCTGCGCGCTGGGCGATGTCGCAGCACAGGAGGCTGTGCTCGGCCACGCTGTAGGGGCGCGAGGTGGCGCCGTTGAACTGGGCGACTATGGCGAGGTGGTGCGCCACGTCGTTGATGTCCACCGGGCGGCCGCATGCGCCGTAGGCGGTGGGGCCGGCGAGGTGGTACTCGGCGCCGCTGGCAGTGAGCATCCACGTCATTGCGCGCCCTCCGGCTGCTGTTGCAGGCTGCGGGCACGCAGGGTGGCGCGGTGGTCGTTGAACACCTTCTTGAAGTGCTGCCCTGAGCGCTCGTCGAAGGGGTAGCTGCATGCGAAGTTGAGCGAGTGGCCGGCCTCGGCCGCCTCCTTCGCTTCGCGCTCGATCTTGTCGAGCGACACGATGGGAAAGTCCATGAAGTCTCCGTTGAATGGGTCGCTAGGCGGCGGCGTGCGCCGGCGCGGGGGCGCGTGCGGGCAGCAGCTCGCACGAGGTGATGGCGGCGTGGATTTCGGGGGCGTGAGCGCCTGGCATCGAGCGCGGGTTCGTGAGCACCAGGCGCAGGGCGTCGCCGGCCTTCAGGCTGCGGTGCCGGGCGCGCCACGCTTCGGCCTCGGGGCCGGTCCAGCGCACCACGTATACCTCGACCGCGCGAGGGCCTTGGTTGTCAACGACGCGTATCTTCAGCACGAAGGCGCCGGCGTCGTTCCTGTGCTCGCTGACGGCTGGGCGCGTTGGGTGGTCTTTGCCGACGAAGAAGAGGCCCGTGGTGGTGGTCGTCATTGCTGCGTACCCCGCTGCATCTCGGCGCGGATGCGCTTGAAGGTCTTGCGGATGTCGGTGGCGACGGCCGGTGTGTATTGGAGGCGGTCATCGGCAAGGCCGCCGACCGGGCCGGTGCGCTGCGGCTGCTTGGGCCGGCGCGGGCGAGGGGAGGTAATCACGATCATGGAGTGCTCCAGCCGTAGACGCACATCGCGGCGAGCACGATGGGCAGGACGATGAAGACCGCCAGCGCTGCAGCGGTCGCGAAGAGGCCCGGAACGGGCGCGACTGGCGATGTCCTCATGAGGCCATTGCCGGTTTCGTGGAGAGAGGTCGAGCGCATGGCCGGCCTTTCAGAAGAGGCAGGTCGCGACGGCGCGGCCCGGAGTGGTGAGGGCGATCTCGAGCGCGATGTCGAACACCTCTTCGTCAGAGGCACCGTGTCGGCTTGCAAGCAGGGCCGCGCTCATCGGGTTGCGCTCGCAGTAGGGTGAACCCGGGCGGTGCTCGTAGTGGTATCTGCCGCACCGACACAGGCGATGGCCGGTTTCGCGCAGATGCTGCGTGAACAGGCCATGGCTGCGGCGCCGAGTGCGGCACTCGGGGCAGCGGAAGAGGAACGCCATTACGCGTCATCTCCCTTGCTGCTAGCGCCTGCCGTGGGCTCTTGCGCCATACTCGTGCCCGCAACGCAGGAGGGCTCATGGCACACGGAACCATCGTTGGTATCAACCACGGCACCGGGATGTTTGCAGTTCAGGACGGAGGCGGCCAACTTGCCGTTTTCGAGCTGCTGGACTCCAACGACCTCGAAATCGGCGATCAGGTGACCGGTGATTTGGAGGCTCTCGGCGGCGAAGACTTCTTTCACGTCAGAACCGACGAGACCTTTTCCGTCTATGGGCAGAGTGGTCCATGCAGTGTTGAACACGCCCGCAGGATGCTTGGCGGCTGAATCTTTCGCGGCCGCCTTCTTTCCGCCGCCCGATTGCAGGTCGCGCACGCCCTTGGCATAGCCACTCCAAAACGCCCGCATCGACTCGGAGATGCCGTGTTGATCCTTGAGCGTGTCAGCTCGCCGTAGGAGGGCGCTGATTTCTTTATCCGACGCACTCACGCTGCACCTCTTGCGCCGAGGTTGAGGGCGTCAATCTCCCCGTTGAGCACGCGTGCGCGCTCCGCGAATTCGACGGCCATCGGGTGTGCAGGCACTTCCTCGGTGTATGCCTCGACGGTCGCGTCGGAGATGCCTGGCAGGCTGATGCTGCCGAGCTTCAGTGCCTTGTCGGCGAGCGGCACGCCCATGGCCTGCCATGTCGAAACGCCCACCGCCTTGCAGCGGTAAAACGCCTGGCGCCGGCGGCCAGTGATGCGCATCCAGATTTCGACGCGAGCCGCGCGGGTCGCAACGAACGGCGAGGCGCGACCAGATGTCGCGTGGTTGGTTTGTGTGCGGGCCACGGTGTCAGCCCTCGATGCGCACGGTTTCGATCACCGGGCAGCCGGTGATGCGCTGCGCGATGTCGGCTGCTTGCGCGGCGCTGATGGCTTGAAACTGGACGAACGGCGCGGCGCCGGTGTCCGAGGGGTTCAGGTTGCCCAGGGCATCCCGAGGGGTGTAGTAGCAGCGATAGGGGCGTGTTGCCATGTCCATCTCCGAGTTGAGATGGACGAAAGTCTAGAAAAACTAGATTATTGAGTCAAGTCAAACTTTACTAAAATCTAGAAAAACTAGATTACGAGTTCACACGAAGGTCTCAACCTTGCCGATCACTACGCCACAGAGTGAGGCGGACCCGTTGATCTTGATGATCCGGTCAGGCCAAGATGGATTGAGGGCCTGGAGCATCCGCACATCACCCTCGATGAGTAGTTGCTTGAAGGTGGCCTCTTTTTCGTCATCGAGCCGAACGATCACAAGCGACTTGTGAAGGGCATCGCGATCTGGATCGACAAAGATGCGGTCACCATCCTTGAACGACAGATCGCCCGCCGGGTTGTGCATGCTGAATCCCCGGACCTTGAGCGCATAGGTGCGGGGACCATGCCTCATGGGGCAGGGAAGCCACTCTTCCGCCGCCCCTGGCTGGAAACTCTCGACGATTTGGGACCAATGCCCAGCTTGCACCCATGAGATGAGCGGAACCCCGTATGGTGCGCCGGTCGGATCAAGCGATTCAACGTTGCCGACCTCCTGGGACGCTTGGCGCGCTTCGACTGGAAGCGGGTAGCCCGTTGCTTCCGCGATTTTCTTGATCTGTGCGTAGCTCGGCGCCGTCTTGCCAGCTTCCCAGAAACCCGCAGTTGCCTTGCTCCGGCCTACGGCTTCGCCAAGGTCAGCCAGTGTCCAGCCTTTGTGCTTTCGTGCGGCCCGCACCCAGTCTTTGAGTTCCATCGAGCGATGGTAAAGAAAAACTTGACCGAGTGAGGCGAGTTCTTCTTGACCTAAATGTCTAGAATTACTAGACTTCTGGCAATTCAAGAGCTGAGAGTCAAGCATGGAGCACCCCATCGAAAGGGCGGCAAAGATCGTGGGTTCGCAAACCGCCCTTGCTACCGAGCTGGGCGTTACGAAGGCCGCTGTGGGCCAATGGAAAGAGGATGGCCGCCGCGTGCCGGCGGAGCATTGCCCACTGATTGAGGAATTGACGGCCGGCGCCGTGCGCTGCGAAGAACTGCGTCCCGATGTGGCGTGGCGCGTGCTGCGCGGTCAAGCGCATCGCGTCGAAAGGCTGGGCGCTGATGTCTAGGCTACTTGGGGCGAGCGAGCCAGTTGGCCTGCTCGCGAATGGCGCGCAAGAGGCTGTCGCGCATTTCCCGCATGACCCCCGCTGCCCCCCCTCTTTCATTGGCATGCCGGTGAGCGCTGAAGTAGATGCGAGCGCGAGATTCCAGCCTGTCGGCGTTTCGACGGATGTACGAATCTGGCCCCAGGTGCGCGCACAGAAAGCTAAGGCGAGCAAGACGCGTGGCGTCGGCCCCCGGTGCTGCTCCTGCGAGCAGTTCCTCAATTTCTTCGCATGTTTTAAGGATTTCTGCCAATGAGTTCGTTGCCATGCGCCATGCCGCCTTTTTCGGTCAGGGTTGCCGAGGTGGTCCTCGTTGAATGCCAGCGCGGTGAGGGCGATATGCGCCGCGATGTTCTCCAGATTTTCCATCCCAACGGAAATCTGTTGGCGGAACACGACCGCATTCACCAAGACCCCGAATATGCCTCCTACTTTCTGCGGGACGCACGCGCGCAGCCAGCCGGGAAAGGTCCGAATGAAGAGTAGCTGCGGATCTCTTCTGGGCATTACGACAGCCATCCGCTCGCAGGCCGTATCACATCAACGGCGGGCGCAAGCACGCGCTCGCACAGTTGCGCCATCGCTGCGCGCTGACGCAGCGCCTGCAGCCCTTGGGCGCCTGCGCTTGCAGTCGTTATCTCGATCCACGCCGCAATCGTCTCCCGGTTCAGGTCTGGTTCGACCTCCAGTAGTTGGACGAGCTGCTGCAGGAATTGCTCGATGGCGTCTATCCGTTCCGATAGCGTCGGGGCAGGACTCGCATCCGCGAGGTTTTGGCTGTTTTTCACTGAGGTCTGCATGAGGATGAATATCTCAATCGACGAGGCGCATGGCTATGGCGCCGACGAACCAGTACCCAACAAGATCAAGGGCCATGACGTTGCAGTCGCCGCGTACGACACCGCGCACGGCTATGACGGTGGCATCCAGGCGCTGGCGAAGCGGATGGGGGTCAACGCCAACACGCTGACGCACAAGGTCAACATGGAGAACACCACGCATCACCTCACGCTGCGCGATGCAGTCGAGATGCAGTGGCAGAGCCGGAATTTCTCCATCCTGCACGCGATGGCCGACGAGCTGGGGCACACCTGTTCGCTCGCCACTCCTGCGTATTCCGAGGGCGATCCAATCGACACGTTGATGCGCCTGCAGATGCAGTTCGCCGATTACGTGCAGGCGCTCGGCGAGGCGTTGACGCGCCGCGAGAACGGCGTTTCGAAGAACCAGATGCGCAAGGCGGAGTACCACGCCGCCGAGACGGTTGCCGCTGTGGGGCACGCTCTGGCGATGCTTCGCGGCCTGATGCGGGAGGCGCCGAAGGTATGAGCCTTGGGGGGCAGGCTGGCCGGGGAGGGCGCACGACGCCATGAGCATCCGGCTGATGACGATGGTGTTCGACCGCTATCCCGAGGGCGGCAGCGAGATGCTGCTCGCGCTCGCGATGGCGGACCACGCACGCGATGACGGCACGCGCATATGGCCCTCGCTCGACGAGCTAGCGCGCAAGACGCGGCAGAGCCGACGCACGGTGCAGCGACAGATCGCGAAGATGGTTGCCTTGGGCTGGCTTGAGCAGGTTCGTGCGGCCACCGGCCGACCTGGCGCGACGAATGAATACCGCGTCAATGCGGCATGGATCGCGGGTGAACAGCTGCCCAAGACGGGTGCCAATCTGTCACCCGTCGAGGCATCGCATGCATGCGATACGGGTGACGGATTGGCACCCCTTCCGACCCCTGAAATTATCCACACAGGTGACAAGTTGGCACCCGTCGAGACGACCGAGAGGGGTGTCACCGGTGACGAGAGGGGTGTCATGGGTGACGCGAGGGGTGACACAGCTATGACACCCGAATCTTCAAGAACCGTCAGGAACCATACCCCCCTACCCCCCGGCGGGGGGGCGAGCGGGTTCGACGAGCTTTTCTCGATCTACCCGAACCACGACAACCGGCTGAAGGCGGAACGCCGCTACAACCGCATCGCGCCAGACGCCGCGCTGCAGCGCACGATGCGCTCGGCCATCGAGGCCCAAAGGCTTGGCAAGAGGTGGACAAAGGACGGCGGAGAGTTCGTGCCCGAGTTCGCGACCTGGTTGCGCAACGAACGGTGGCGAGACGAACCTCGCGCACCCGGCGCGACCGGCGGCGCATGGCACGAGACGCGCAGCGGCATCGATGCGAAGGCGCGCGAGCTGGGCCTCGCTGCATGGGATGAGGCGGCCTTCTCGATGGGGCGGGGCGAGAGCTATCTCACCTTCACCGCACGAGTGAAGCGCGCCGCCGTAGAGGCGAGGGAGGTCGCATGCGCATGACGTTTGCTTTCGATGGCAGCGGCCTTGCCAGCGTGCAGGGACAGCTCGCCAAGCTGTCGGGTCAGCAGGCCAAGCAAGCCTATGCCGAGGGCATGAACGATGGCGGCTTTCATGCGCGACGTGAGTGGCAGCGCGAGCTAAGCGACCAGTTCGACAGACCCACGCCGTACGTCCTCAAGAGCGTGTACGTGCGCAAGGCCACGCCCGACCGGCTGAGCGTGGAGATTGAGCCGACCTACTTCGGCGGCAAGGGCGTGGACCCGCAGAAGATCTTGCAGGCGCAGGAGTACGGCGGGCCGCGCAACGACAAGCGCAGCGAGGCGGCGCTGCGCCGCATCGGCCTCCTGCCGGTGGGCTATCAGACGGCCATTCCCGCGACGCCATTCCCCGGCAGCGATGACGGGCGGGGCAACGTGCGGGGCGGCTTCCTCGTGCGCCTGCTGGCCTACTTCCAAGCGCTGGGAGAGCAGGGCTACAAGGCCAACATGACGGACAAGCGCAAGGCACGTCTGCACAAGGGCACGAAGGACCGCGAGGGCGTGCGCTTCTTCGTCGCATACGGTCGTCTTCGCAGTGGCCCGACACAGCACCTCGCGCCTGGCATATGGGCAGCGACAGGCACGCAGGGCGGCGTCGTGCGTCCGGTGCTGATGTTCGTGCGCAATGGGTCGTATGAGTCGCGCATCAATCGTCAGCGCGTGGCCGAGAGGGCGGACCTGCAGCCGTACATCGAGCGTCGCATCCGCTACCGCATCCGAAAGCTGGCAGGCGAATGACGAACGCACGCGCCACGTCGCCCGGCGGCCCGGGTCCTTCCGCAGAAGCATGGGTTACGGGTAATTCGAACCGCGAACTTGGACTGTTCGGCGTTGTTGCTAAGGGGGTTAAGTGAAGGCAGTCGAAGTGATGAGGCAGGCGATTTCGCAGGCCGAGTTTGGCGCGTGGGTCGGAATCAGCGAGGCGCGCGTCAGCCAGCTCATGGCCGAGGGGGTGCTCACGCGCGGCGAGTCCGGCCATGAATGGCTCGTTGCGTATTGCGAGCGGATGCGCGACATCGCCGCCGGCCGTGCATCGTCCGAGACGGGTGGCCTCGACCTCGTGCAAGAGCGCGCCGCCCTGGCGCGCGAGCAGCGCCTCGGCATCGCCATCAAGAACGCCGTTGCCCGCGGCGAGTACGCGCCCATCTCGCTGCTCGCCGAGGTGCTGGCGACCGCGAGCCAATCCGTCTCAGAACGCTTCGAGCAACTGCCCGGCCTGCTGCGCAAGGTCTGCCCCGAGCTGCCCGATACGGCGCGCGATCAGGTGATGTCCGCCATTGCCGACGCGCGCAACCAGTGGGTGCGCGCCACAGCCCGCCTCGTGGCCGAAGCTGTGACGCCGCCCGATGACGACCTTGAAGAAGAGGGCGATCCCCAGTGAGCCTGGCACCTACCGAGACGCAGCGCGCCGTCATCAAGGCGACCTTGACCGGCCTCGGGCCGCTCAAGATGGAGCGCCCCCAGCCGCTCAGCGCATGGGCTGAAGCGAACTTCTACCTGTCGCCCGAGGCCAGCCACACGCAGGGCGAGTGGAGGGCCTACCCGTTCCAGCGCGGCTGGATGGATGCCTTCAGCAATGACGACATCGAAGAGGTGACCGTCCGCAAGGCGAAGCGCGTCGGCTACACCAAGACGCTGCTCGCCTTCATCGCTTACAACGCAGCGCACCGCCGGCGCAAGCAGGCGCTGTGGATGCCGACCGACGACGACCGCGACAGCTTCGTGAAGTCCGAGATCGAGCCGATGCTGCGCGACGTGGGCGCCCTCAAGGCCGTGACGGTTCCGGGCAAGGAAGACACGATGAAGCTGAAGAGCTTCTTCGGATCGGTGCTGCACCTGCTCGGTGGCAAAGCCGCGCGCGCCTATCGCCGGATCACGGTGGCCGTCGCGATCCTCGACGAGGCCTCGGCCTTCGACCAGAAGATCGAGAAATCGTCCGACCCGATCACACTCGCGCGCGGCCGCCTCGAAGGCGCGCCGTTCCCGAAGCTGGTCGCCGGCAGCACCGTGCGCATCAAGGACTTCGACCACATCGAATACCGCGAGAAGAACGCCGATGCGCGCATGCGATACAACATCGTTTGCCCGCACTGCGACGCCGAGCACCCGCTCATGTGGGGCAGCAAGAAGGTGCAGCACGGCTTCAAGTGGGACGGCTACGACCACGACACCGTGCGGCATGTGTGCCCGCACTGCCACGAGTCGATCACCCAGGCCGATTACCTGCGCATCTGGGACAGCGCTGCGATGTGGGTCAGCGAGTGCGGCCGGTATCGCTACGACCACCATCTGCACGTATGGACTGATGCGCAGAGCGTCGTCATCCGTGCGCCGCGCCATGTGGCCTTCGTCGAGATGTGGAGCGGCTACAGCCCACAGCGCGCGTGGTCCGACATCGTGCGCGAGTTCCTGGAGGCCACGACGAAGGCGAAGGCCGGCGACACCGCACCGCTCGAAGGCTTCGTCAACGAAACGCTTGCGCAGTATTGGGAGGCCGTCGTCGAGCGCGCCGACGAGCACGCGCTCTCGCGCCGCGCTGAGAACTATCGCCGCTTCAACGTGCCGTATGGCGGCCTCGTGCTGGTCACGGGCGTGGACGTGCAGGACAACCGATTCGAGGTAGTGACGTGGGCCATCGGCCGCGGTGAGGAAATGTGGTGCGTCGATTACAGCGTGATCTACGCGAACCCCGCCGATGAGCGCGATTGGTCGCACCTCGATGCCTACCGCAAGACCATCTTCCAGCATGCGAGCGGGCAGGCGATGCGCATCGAGGCCATGGCGGTGGACACCGGCGGCCACTTCACGCACCAGGCCTACAACTACTGCCGCCAGCGCGAGCGCGAGCGGGTGTTCGCGGTGCGCGGTGACCCGCAGCCCAGCAAGATGGTCAAGAGCAAGGCCACGGTGCAGGACGTGAACTGGGGCGGCAAGATCATCAAGAAGGGCGTGCGCCTCTGGTACGTGGGCACCGACACGGCAAAGGACTTGATCTACGGGCGCCTGTGCGTCGAAAAGAGGGGCGCCGGCTTCGTGCACTTCAGCAAGGACTTGCCGCAGGAGTTCTATACGCAGCTGACCTCCGAGGCGCGCGTGCCGCAGCGCGTGGCCGGTGGCGAGGCCTATCGTTGGATGAAGTCGCCGGGTGCGCGCAATGAAGCGTTGGACTGCACTGTCTACGCGGTCTTCTGCACGCACATGCTCGGGCTGCACCTCTACACAGGAAAGATGTGGGAGCGGTTGGAGTCCATCGTTCAGCCGCCAACGGCAGACCTGTTTCGCGTGGAACGGACTGAAGAGGCTTCACCGGCGGATGTTCCACGCGAAACGCAGTCGCAGAAAGAGCCGGCAGAGCAACAGGCCGCCGAGCTGAGCGTTGCACCAGCGAGCGCACCTCCAACGGTCACCGCGCCGCTACCGACGCCGCCGCCTGCCGCAATTGCTCCGAAGCCGGTGCAGCCGCGTCGGATCGTTCAACGCCCATCCCGAAAAATCTATCCCGCACGAACATGGTGAACACCACGAACCAAAACGACATCGTTCTCGACATCATCTCTCGCCTGCAAGACGCACTTGTCGAGGCAAAGGGCGAGTTAACGCCCGAGCTGGTGAAGGGGGTCGAGGCGAGCGTCCGTGCGGACTGGGGCGGTGACCGCGTGTTCATTGCGAAGCGCCGCGGCGAAGGGCACAGCAACCGCAACAGCCGGATCATGCGCGATTACCTCGGTGGCGAACGGCTGAAGCTGCTTGCTCGTCGCTATGAGCTTTCTGAGCGTCAAGTGCTGCGGATCGTCAAAGCGCCCTCGAAATGACTATGTAGAAGCGAAATGCAAATACTCTTTTTTTTCTTTTTTGTCTTCTTGGCCAAAAGTAATATGCCACTGAGCGTCTGAGGAATAAAACTTGGCGCTCCCCAGTTTATGTGATGGACACGGCCAAGCTCATGAATAAAAGTCAGCCGTCAATACGATGACAGGAGCGGGAAATGGAAAAATACTTCGTCTATCTGTTCGCAATGATGGCAGCAATGCTAGCAAATCCTTGTCAAGCTGCACCTTCTTTAAGTAAGGGGACCTCGATCAGGGGAGCGACGGCATATCAAGACTCGCAAGATTTGAGTCAATTCTATTACATCCCACTTTCCAGCGAAGCCACCTTAGGCGATCGGCTGAAAACGTTTGAAGTAAAGTATTTTGGCATGGGGCGCCAGTTTTTAGTCCGTCAATCAAACGGTGCTATTAAGAGCAAGGCAGGAGCCATTGTCAGTGGTACGTTTGTAGTCGATTTGAGCGATGCGCAGCGTGCGGCATTGTTGGCTCAAATAACTAAAGATTTCGGAGTTGCAAATCCGAAATTGTTGCCAATCTCGATTGTCGATCCGAAGCTCGAGTCTGTCGTGATGGATCAAATAACAGGCTTTGGCGACGTAATTCAGCAAAAATGGGCGACGGGTTTTGCAATCGGCTCGGAGTCAGCCTTTAGCGTTGGTAGTCTTAATTCAGGCTTCGCTCAAGTAGCGGCTAATTTTGCTCCCGGTGGAAATCCGTTTGAGATTCACGCTAATCCTGCGATTGGAGTGAATATTCTTGGAAAAGCTGAATTCGTAGGTGACCCATGGACCGCGGAAATTAAATGTGATTTAACGCAAGTCTGGTCGCAAGTCCGATCTAGTGCGAGTGTTTCGGCTTCATGGGGATGGTTCAGGCTTGGTAGGGCTAGCTATAACAGCATTGTCCAGGATCTCCAAAAAAACGGAGCTTGCAAATTCAACATGACAGAAGGAAGCATGGATACCGCCCAGTTTGGGCGACCTGTGTTTGAAATGATGAAGGCGATGTTTGAGGAAATGAATCGCAGCGCAATTGCCGGAGAGGGTTATTTTAAGTTTGAGCCAAATCCTGAGGCCCCTGCTGTGGGCGGTGGTGGAGGCGGGGGCGGACTTTTTGGTTGGAGTGTGAGCGTTAATGGCGGATATAGTAGCGCCGCATTTACACAAGGTAGAAGATGGGACACAACAGTAAGCTACACAGGACGCGTGATGATTCCAATTACGCTTGGCACAGCACTAGCTGTTTCGTGCAGTGCTGCGACCGCAGGACATTTCGTCGACCTAGGAGATTCGACCGAGCCGTGCATTGTTCAATCGAAAATCAATGCCTTTCAAAAGCGAACGGAAAAAGAAGGTCTCGCTAAAACGGCTGAGCTTTCAAGATTGAATCAGCAGCTATTGAAAAAGGAAATTAGCCTTGCTGAATATGTCCAACTCAAATTGGCCATTGATGATATGGTTTTCTCTGACGACTCATATGTGGCGAAGGGGGCGAATTTTTCGACTTTTGCCGCCAACTCGGTTGTTGAAGAGGCGACTTTGAAGGAGGGCATTTTCTATTCTGTAGATCAAGCCGGTCGCAATATTAAATCTCAAAAAATCGACGCAAGCTACAAGCTTTTAAAGCCGTCGGAAACTCTAAATAGCAGTAGAGCGTTTATGAGTAAATAGCATGAACTTTTTCAAGCTTCTTGTGAAAGTGATTCTGTCATTTGCTAAACGATCGCCGGTTGCTTTTTGCTCTACGGTGGTAGTGATTGTTGGCGTTGTCTCGGTGCTGTCTTACTCGCTGGCGGAAAATACTGAATGGAGATGTGCGTTTCGTGCAAAGTGGTTTGGGAGCGTGCCTGATCGTCTTGCTACCTATGTAATTGTTGGGTACGGTGATAAGCCGTATTGTCCGCTTCCTAATGATCAGTTGGCCCATCAAATTGCTGCAGGAAAGCCGCTAACAATTTGGGTTCGTGCAGTTCATTTTGATCATGTAGATGTGCCGAGCGAGCCGTTGCAAGTTGATATTGAAATCATCAATGCGAAGACTGGCTCCATAGTCGAAACGATTGCCCCGAAGTTTTTACTAAATCCAACCACCGTAAATACAAAAAATGAAGATGTAAGGGGATTTTCGTACGGCTACATTGTTTTTACGAGTTCTGAACGCGAAATTTATCGGGCCAGGGCTAAATATTTGGATGCGGAAATTCCTTCGTATTCACTCGGTCCTCCCATCGTTGTTTTTTGACCGAATACTTCAATCGGCGAGCCAGAGATGCGGCCAAAATAACGTACTAGGCGCACACACGGGCGCTTCGGCTATAAATTCTGTGTCCAGTAGGCGTGCTTGGTTGAATAGGAATTCAAATCGCATTGTGTTCGGCTTTTCACTCCTCAGTGCGAAGCTACTGGACGGCGCGAGCCACGCCAGACTCAACGCCACTCCAAGGTTGCTTCTAGTTTCTATCCATAGCCCAAAGTAGCCTCTCGCTCGAAGTGACACGCCTCGCCTTGTTGATGTCATCCCGCGTCTTCGATAGTCCGGTCAACACTGACCAAAGGCCCGACCGTGCCTATCGATGCTTTCAACACCGAACCCATTTCCATCATTCCCGGCGATACCGTCAAGTGGACCCGAACGCTCGCCGACTATCCGCCCTCCGCAGGCTGGGCACTGAGCTATGAACTTCTCAATGCCCAGCACCGCTACGAAATCGCCGCCGCGGCTGATGGCAATGCACACCGCGTCATCGTCTCTGCGCGGACCACGCGGACCTATGCGCCTGGCTCCTACGACTGGCGCGCCCGAGTCACCAACGCGGATGAGGTCTACACAGTCGCCACCGGCCGACTGACGGTCACACCTTCATTCGGCGCGGCGGCCGATATCCGCTCGCACGCACGGCGCACGCTGGAAGCCATCGAGGCGGTGCTCGAAGGCAGGGCCACCAGTGCAACCGCCGAATACGAAATCAACGGCCGGCGCCTGAAGTACATCCCGCTGATCGAGCTGCACGCGCTTCGTACGAAGTACCAGCGCGAGGTCGCGGCAGAAGAGGGCAAGAGCGGGCCGCGTGGCGTGTCGGGTCGCATCATGGTGAGGTTCGGCCAATGAAGACGCCCGCCTTCCTGCGCCGCGTCTTCGGTGGCAAGTTCGCGGCGAAGAAGACACAGGTCCGCCGCTTCCATGCGGCCCGCATCGATCGGCTCTCGGCCGACTGGATCGCGACCTATTCGAGCATTAACGAAGAGCTGCGCGGCGATCTCGACAGGCTTCGTGCACGAGGCCGAGAGATGCGCAACAACAACGACTACGCGCGCAAGTTCTGCGGCATGGTCGAAACGAACATGGTAGGGCCGGCCGGCTTCGTGATGCAGGCACGCAGCGAGAACGCGCCGGGCAAGGCCGACAAGCTCGCCAATGACGCCATAGAGGCCGCCTTCGTGCGCTGGCAGACGGTGTGCGACGTGACCGGGCGGCAATCGTTGCGCGACATGTGCGAGACCCTTGTCGGCGGTTTGCCGAGCGATGGCGAGTTTCTGGTGCGGCTCGTGCGCGGACCCGATGCCGGCAACGAGTTCAACTTCGCGCTGCAGCTCATCGACGTGGATCGCATCGACACCACGTTCAACGGCATCGAGCCATCGACGGGCAACACCGTCATCATGGGCGTGGAGGTCAACGCCTGGCGGCGAACGGTTGCGATCCACATCTTCGAGGCGCATCCGAACGATGGCCCGCGCACTTCCCGCCGGCGCGTGCGACTGCCGGCCGAGGACGTGATTCACGGCTTCAAGGTCGAGCGCGCCGAGCAGGTGCGCGGCATCCCGTGGATGGCACCCGGCATGCTGAGCCTGCATCACCTGGGCGGCTTCATGCTCGCTGCGGTGCTTGCGGCCGAGCACGGCGCGAATCACTTCGGTTTCTTCACGCAGAACAATGATGCGACCCCCGGTGTGTTGCCAGTGGGCCAGCATGAAGAGGGCGACGGCGGCGAGGCCATCACCACGAGCCAACCCGGCGTCTACGACACGTTGCCGCCTGGCTACGACTTCAAGCCGCACGAGAGCAAGTATCCGAATGAGGTCTTCGGCCCGTTCGTGAAGACAGCGCTTCAGCGTGTCGCCAGCGGGTGGCGCGTCTCGTATCACGCGCTGGCGAACGACCTCGAAGGCGTCAACTTCTCCAGCATCCGCAGCGGCACGCTCGACGAGCGCGACCGATGGTCGTCGGATCAGCAGTGGTTCATCGACATCCTGCTCAAGCGCGTGCGCTCCGAGTGGCTGGTGATGTCGCTGCTATCGAACGCGATCACCATGCCCAACGGAAGCCCGTTGCCCGCGGCAAAGGTCGCGAAGTTCGCGCCGCACGACTGGCTCGGCCGCCGTTGGGAGTGGGTGGACCCGCTCAAGGACATGAACGCGCGCATTGCCGGTGTGGGCGCTGGACTGGTCTCGCCGCAAGAACTGAGCGCGCAAATGGGCCGCGACTTCTACGACACGATGCTGAAGATCAAAGAGGCACAAGACCTCGCGAAGCAGCTCGGCATCGTGCTGCCCGCCTACGCAGCGAAGAGCGTCGCGTCGGCGCCCAAGACCACGCCAAAGGGCCAGCCTGCAGAGGCCGAAGAGGAAGAAGAGGAGGACGAAGAAGTCACAGCCTAGTGACATCGCGCGCCTTATGAATGTCAGTGCTGCGCCGTTGCAATAGGCGCCATGACTTCAAGTCTTCCTCAAGCACTTCGCCAGCATCTGCCCACCGGGCAACTGAAGCGCGCCTTTGTTGTAGACCGCTCTTCCATCGACGAAGAGGCGCGCACCGTGAAGCTCGCATTCGCGAGCGAGACGCCAGTGGATCGCGGCTACTTCGTCGAGGTGCTGGACCTCAGCCGCAAGTCAATGCGCACCGGTCGCCTCATGGCCGGCGCCAACCTCCTTTGCGACCACGACACACGGGATGTCGTCGCGGTCGTCGAGTCTGTGGAAATCGGTTCGGACAAGGTAGCCCGTGCCGTTGTGCGCTTCGGTCGAAGCGCACGCGCAGAAGAAGTCTTCCGCGACGTGATCGACGGCATCCGCGTCAACGTTTCGGTCGGCTACATCATCCACGAAGCAATCCTCGACGGCACGAAGGATGGGTACGACACCTACCGCGTGACCGACTGGGAGCCCTTCGAGCTGTCTCTGGTCAGCGTCCCCGCTGACGTGACTGTCGGTGTCGGCCGCAGTCTCGCCGCCGAGCCGCAGGCCGCTCCCTCTCTTTCCTCCATTTCCACACCCTCCACGGAGAACCGCGCCATGACGACGCCTGAAGTCAAGCCGGCAGGCACCACCACGCCTGCCCCCACCATCGACACCACCGCGCAGCGCAACCACGCCGCCGAAATCAGCAAGATCGCTGCCGCCATGCCCGGCGGCGCCGAGCTGGCAATGCGCTCCATTCAAGCCGGTCACACGGTCGAGCAGTTTCAGGCCGAGGCGATTCGCTCGCTCTCGTCCAAGCCCGTCCCCACGGCCGACATCGGCCTCACCACCAAGGAAACGCGTCGCTTCAGCATGGTCCGCGCGCTGCACGCGTTGGCGAACCCCGGCGATGTTGCCGCCCGCAACGCTGCAGCCTTCGAGTTCGAATGCTCGAACGCCACCGCCGCCAAGCTCGGCAAGTCGGCGCGCGGCATCCTGATCCCGTTCGAAGTGCAAAAGCGCGACATGAACGTGGGCACGCCTACGGCCGGCGGCAACCTGGTGGCCACAGACCTGATGTCGGGCGACTTCATCACCATCCTGCGCGACGCGATGGTGCTCAACACGCTGGGCGTGCGCTTCCTGTCGGGTCTGGTCGGCAACATCGCCATTCCGAAACAGACCGGCTCGGGCAGTGCCTACTGGGTGGCCGAGGGTCAACCGCCGGACGAGAGCGGCGCGGCCATCGGCCAGGTGGCGATGTCGCCGAAGACGGTCGGCGCCTTCACCGACATCAGCCGCAAGCTGTTGCTGCAGTCGAGCATCGATGTCGAGAGCTTCGTCTCGACCGACCTCGCGATGGTGCTCGGCCTGGCGATCCAGCGCGCAGCCATCGCCGGCGGCAGCGTCGTGAACGAGCCGAGCGGCATCCTCGCGAAGATCGCGGCCAGCATCCTCGGCGGTGCCAACGGAGGGGCGCCGACCTGGGATCACGTCGTGGATCTGGAAACGGCCGTCTCGGTCGCCAATGCCGACGTGGGCACGCTGGCCTACCTGACGAACGCCAAGGTGCGCGGCAAGCTGAAGAAGACCTTCGTCGATGGCCCCGGCACCGGCGAGCGCGTGTGGCAGAAGGGCAGCGAGCCGCTCAACGGCTACCGCGCCGCCGTCACCAACGCCGTGCCGAGCAACATCACGAAGGGCAGCGGCGCCAACCTCTCGGCGCTCATCTTCGGCAACTTCGCCGACCTCGTGATCGGCATGTGGGGCGGCCTCGACCTGATGGTCGATCCCTACACGCACAGCACCACGGGCACGGTGCGCGTGACCGCGCTGCAGGACGTGGATGTCGGCGTGCGCAACGTCGAGAGCTTCGCCACCATGGAAGACGCGGAAACCGCCTGAGCCATGAGCTTCGCCGAAGACCTGTCCGTTTTCTTCAGCGACTTTGCGGTGGACGCCTCGTTCACCGTCGAAGGCGTGCAGAAGACCGCGCGCGTCCTGTTCGAACGTCCCTACGCGGCGCCCTTCGGCGTGCAGGTCGATGCAGATGCGCCGTTGTGCCAAGGCGCGACGCAAGCCCTTGCCGGCCTGCAGCGCGACGACGCGATCACCGTGGACGGCACGCCGTTCGAAGTGGTGCGCGCGGAGGCGGACGGCACCGGCGTGACGAACCTCGTTCTTCGGAGCGCCTGAGCATGTTCCTTCTCGAAGTCAACGTCTGCGACCGCCTGCGCGAGGTGCTTCCCGCGTGGGAGGTGATGGGCTATTCGACCGGCAAGGGCAATCGCGATGCCGGCGCGCTGGTGTCCGTCATGTTCGCCGCCGGTGCGCTGGCCGACGTGAAAGAGGGCGCTGTGGGCCTCGCACCTGGCTGGAGCGTCCTGCTGTCGGTCAAGCGCGGCCCTGCCGCGGCGGCGTTGCTCGACACCGCCGTTTCAACGGTCATCGAGCACCTTCACAACTGGGCGCCCGGCAAGGCCGGTGGCCGCAACTGGGGCGCACTGAAGCTCGCGCGCTTCACGGCGCCGGACTTCGCAGACGGCGGGCTCATCGGCATCGAACTTCTCTTCTCCACCACCGGCCGCTACCTCGGCCAAGAGTGAAACCAATCAACAGAACCACCATGGCAAACAAATTCGAAAAGAGTGAATACGTGATCCCGCGCGGTCGCGTCTTCTTCGACCCCATCGACGACGCCGACCAGATCACGGGGGAGCGCCATTTCGGCAACTGCCCCACGGTCACGCTCAGCATCTCCACCGAGAAGGCCCCGCACTACAGCGCGGAAGTCGGCCCCGGCGTGAAGGATGCGGATCGCGTGGTGCGCATCGACCGCACCGGCAAGGTGACGTGCGACAACATGAGCATCGACAACCGCGCGATGTTCATTTCGGGCGAGAAGTCGACAACCACGCAAGAGGCTGGGCAGGTTGCCGCGGAAGCGATCAACGTGATCCCGGGGCGCTTCTACCAGCTCGGCCGCACCGATGCGAACCCGGCCGGCGCCCGCAACGTGTCTGCGGTGGCTGTGACGCCTGGCGCTGGCGGCGAAGCCTTCGAGCTGGGCAAGGACTACACCGTCGATGCGGCGCTTGGGCGCCTGCAGATCCTGACCGATGGCGGCATCCCGGCGGGCGCGATCAAGGTCGCGTACACGAAGCCCGCCGCGACCTGGCAGACGATCAAGTCGAGCGAGAAGACGCTGCGCCGGGGTGCGCTGCGCGTCATCTCCAACATTGCCGAAGGCGAGCAGAGCGACACGTACATGCCGCTCGTGACCCTCACGCCCACCGGCGACCTGTCGCTCGTGACCAGTGACGACGCCTATACCGCGATGGAGTTCGATGTCGAAGTGCTGACCCCGCCGAACGGCGTGGCGATCTTCGTGGACGGCCGCCCAGTAGCCGCCTGACCGATCCCTTCGCCGTCGCCGACCTCCCGGCGGCGGCGACGCCTGGCGCTTCGCAGGAGGCGACACACGTCGCCGCACTGGCTACCCCCTCACCACTTCCCTAAAGGTGCTCCCGTTGGCCTTCAAGCCGATTCAGATCGTCATCAATGCCAAGGACGACGCGTCCAAGGTGTTCGACCGGATTCAAGCGCGCCTTGCCGCCTTCGCTGCGGTCGTGCTCGGCTACTTCGGCATTCAGGCCTTTGCGGGCTGGGTCAAGGGCGGGGCGGACTTCGAGCAGGCGCTCAGCCGCGTGCAGGCCGCCACCGGCGCGACCGCGGCCGAGATGCGCCAACTGCGCAAGGCTGCGCAGGAAGCCGCCGCAGATGCCCGATACGGGTTCACCGAACTGGAGGCGGCGGGGGCGCTGGAGAACCTGGCAAAGGCCGGCCTCAGCGTCAGCGATGCCATCCGCACGCTGCCGGCCGCGATGCAGCTCGCGCGCGCCGGCGATGTCGAGCTGGCGACCTCGGCCGAGTATCTGACGAAGATCGTCAACGGACTCGGTTTGGCCTTCACGGACTCGGGCCGCGTGGCCGACGTGCTTGCCAAGGGCGCCAACGCGACGAACACCAGCGTGTCAGGACTGGCGCAGGCATTGAGCTACGCGGCGCCGCTGGCGAACACCCTCGGGCTGAGCCTCGAATCCACGGTTGCCATCATCGGCAAGTTCGCCGACGCCGGTATCGACGCGAGCCGCGCCGGTACGGCGTTGAACAGCATCCTTGCGCAGTTCTCCGACCCGGCGAGCAAGTTCCGCACGGAGCTGGCCGCCGCCGGCATCACGACGAACAACTTCGAGAAGATGCTGCACGAGCTGGCCGCAGCCGGCCCGGCAGGGCAGCGCGCCATTGCGGCGGTCGGGCAGGAAGCAGGCCCGGCCCTGCGCGCGCTGCTCAATCAGGGCGTGGACAAGCTCGACGAGCTGAAGAAGGCCCTGCAGGGCGCCACGGGCAGCGCGGCCGAGACGGCGGCCGTCATGCAGGCGAATCTCAATGGCGCGCTCAACGGTTTGCGCACCGCGTGGGATTCGACCGTCAATGCGCTGACGACCCCGATTCTTCCGGTCCTGAAGGAAGGCGTCGAGCAGTTGTCCGGGGCGCTTCGCGCGGCCGTGGCCGATGGCACGGTGGGCCGCTTCGGATCCGCGCTGGCGACGGCCTTTCAGAACGGCATCAAGTGGGTGCAGGCGTTCATCGCAAGCGTGGATGTGCCGGTGCTGGTGGCGAAGGCGCAGGCGATGGCCGACCAGGCGAGCGCGCTGCTCGACAGCTTCGGGCAGAAGGCGCAGACCACGGGCAACATCGTGCAGACCCTGTGGGGCGTCATGTCCACCGGCGCGAATGTCGTCCTCGCGGCCATCTACAAGATTGCCGAGGGCATGGCGACCGTGGTCGCCGCGGTGCAGCAGGGCATTGCCACCATCATTTCCGGCCTGGCGAAGATCACCTTCGGCGATCTGTCGGCCGCGTTCAAGCAGGCGGCCGAAGAGGTGCGCGTTTCGGCCGAGGCCACCGGCGGGGTGGCCGTGGCCTTCGGCGAGAAGGCGGGCGAAGCCTTCGACCGTGCGGCCGAGGGTGCCGAGCAGGCGCGTGCCGGCTGGGCAGGGCTGACCGGCGACGCGGAGAAGACGACGGCTGCGGCGGCCAGCGGCGCGGCAGCGTTCACGAACATGGCGGCCGAGATGAAAGCCGCCGGCGACAGCGCGCAGGAAGCCGGCCAGAAGGCCGCCATCGCCGCCGACACACAGAAGGTGAAGGCAGAGGAAGTCCGAGCCACGGTCGAGCGGCTGCGCGCCGAATACGCGCAGGCCATCGAGACGAAGAATTTCGAGCTGGCGGCGCAGAAGCTCGACGAGCTGAAGAAGGCCAACAACGCGGCGGCCGATGCGGCGGGCGCGAACAAGAAGGCGCAGGCCGAGGCTGCGGCCGAGATTGCCGCCGCGTTCCAGCGCGCCGGCGTGCAGACCAAAGTCGAACTGGAGACGGTTGCGAAGACCGCGCTGCGCGACTACGAGCTGATTCGCGACAGCGGGCAGGCGACCGCTATCGGGTTGGGTGAGGCGTGGAAGCGTGCGGCAGAGGCCGCCATCGCCGCCGGCAACGGCGTGGCACCTGGCTGGGTGCAGGCTCAAGCCGCAATGCGCGGCTTCGAGGTCACGCTCGACAGCGCCGGCCGCAACACGCTGAAGCTCAAGGACGCGCAGACCGACGCCACGCAGGCCGCCTATGGCCTGGCCGGCGCGCTGCGCGAGGTCACCAATGCACGCGAGCGCGACATCGAGGCGCGCGAGAAGGCCATCCAGTTGCAAGAGCGCGAGGTCGCACTCGAAAACAAGCGGCTTGGGCGCGATGCGAACGGCTTCTCGACCGACAAGACCGGTAAGACCGTGACCGCTGGGAGCGATCTGGGCACCCTGACCGGCATCGCCGCGTTCCTGAAGGCTGCGGGCGTCAGCGACGAGAAGAGGGCGCGTGAGATTGCGATGGAGTTTGCCGACTCGAAGGGAAACATCCAGTTCTTCAACAACCCCGGGCAGAAAAAGTATGCGGACGGCGGCACGTTGAGCGAGGCGGTGCTGAAGGCTGCCGAGAGGGAGACGTTCTTCGGCAATGGGAAATCGCCCACCTCGATCCCGAAGCCCGAATCGAACCGCAATGTGAATCTGCAGCTGCAGCTCAACGGCCGCGACTACGGCCGCGTGAACACAGACGCCGCCGGCGCCGATGCCATCGAGGGCCTGCTCGCGCAGCTTGGCGCCGCGCGCGGGACTTCTTCACTCCGTCCGGGCAACTGACATGGCCGCACCGAAATTTCACAACCTGGCAGGTCTGCAGATCCCGCGCGGCATGGTCTGGTCCGACGAGTTCGCATGGAACGCTGTCGAGAAGAGCCTCGGCTATTCCGTCACGGGTGCCGCGCTCATCGATGCCGCCGTGCGCCTGGCGGGCCAGCCGATCACGCTGCAGGGCGAGGTTGATGCCGGGTGGATCAAGCGCGGCGCCCTCAAGGCCCTGAAGGCGCTCAACGAATCGAACCCTGTCGGCGAACACGCACTCGTGCTGGCCGACGGTCGTGCCTTCACGGTCCAGTTTGCGCCCGGCGTGGCTGTCGAGGGCAAGCCGCTGGCGCGCCCCGAGCTGCCGCCTGAGGACTACCCCTACATCGCCACCGTGCGCCTCATCACCGTTTGACCATGACCATTCTCGAATCCGATATCAAGCTCGTCACCACGCAGGTGATGGACGACGTGCCCGAGGGCGGCGGTGCGCCCACGTCGAACGTCATCGAAGACGGCAAGAGCAATGCCATCTTCAAGGACATCTCGGCCGTGGACCGCGCGCAGGGCGACGTGTCGATCATGAAGATCGCAGCCGTCATCCAGACCCTGAACACCGACACCGCGCTCGGCGGCGTCGTCATCATCTCGCGCGCACCGGCCGACCCAAAGGTGAGCGCTGCGCTCTTCTACACCGGCGACTTCTTCGACCGCCGCGCGAGCATCCAGAACCGGATCGAGGCTTACACCTCGCCCGGCGAAGAGTTCAACGGCTTCCTGCTGTCGAACCATGTGCAGGGACAGCGCTCGCTGCAGATCTTCCAGCGCCCCGGCGCGACGCCGCCCACCATCAACGGCACGCTGCAGGTCAGCGGCGGCGGCAAGACCGAATACGTGCGGGTGTCGGATGTGTCGGTCGAGCAGCGCACCTACAGCTACAGCACCGGCGGCAGCTTCGTCGATTACGCGGCGCAGGTGTGCGTCTGCGAAATCGTCGATGGCCTGAAGAACGACTACACCGGCACGCCGGCCAACCGCCTCTTCGAGCGCACGGCCACCGCCGCGGCGATCAACAAGATGCTCGTGGCGAACGCCTCGAAGTTCTACGGTATCTCGAAGCTCGCCGCCAACGTCGCCACGGGCGACCTCTCGGCGACGGTCGAGCACATCGACACCCAGCTCGTGCCGAGCGCCACTACCGAGATTCCCATCGTTGACACCTCAGCCGCTGGCTCGGCTGTGTCGCTGGTGGCCTCCGGCTCGGGCACCGTGTCGCTGAACACCGGCGTTGCCTTCGGCCCCAATTCGATCATCACCTTCGGCAATCCGGCCTATCCGGGCTCGCTGTCGGTGGCGACTTCGGCCGGCACGCTTACAGACGACGGCGGGCGCCTGAAGCTCGGCGCGCTGACCATTGGCAGCGTGAACTATGCGGGCGGCTCGATGGCCTTCGCCAGCGATGCGCCCGCCATCACCGGCAACAAGACGATCACCTTCAGGCCCGCCGGCGCGCCCATTGAGCTGGCCGACTCGACCTCCATCGTGGTGACGGCCGAGAGCCGGCGCATCAACTACCCGCTGACCATCCTCCCGCCACCGGCGCCGGGCTCGCTGCGCGTGGCCTACCGCGCTGGCGCCAACTGGTACGAGCTGGCCGACGATGGCGGCGGGCGGCTCTCGGGCACCAGCTCCAGCATCGGCAGCGGCACCATCGACTACACAACCGGCACCGCGTTGCCCTCGCTCGGCTCGCTGCCCGACGTGGGAAGCGAAGTCATCTTCACCTGGGCGGCGAAGGTCAATTACAAGGACCGCAGCGGGGCGCTGCCTGCGGCCGTGTCGATCATGCTGGCCCTCGATAACCAGGCGGCGCAGTCGGGCACGGTGTCGGTGGACTGGAACGACGGCACTGCGCGCCATGCGAGCGACAACGGCAGCGGGGCGCTCGCGGGCGATGCCACGGGCCCGGTGTCCTATGCACTGAGTACCCTCGAAGTCCGGCCCAACGTGTTGCCGGCCTCGGCCGTGGCCTTCACGGTCGGCTACAGCCACGGCGAGCCGGAATCGAAGAGTTTTCAGGCGCCGGCGCGCGACCTCGACGGTTCGGTCACGGTCAACCTCGGCAAGACCAACATCGCGCCGCAGTCCGTCGCGCTGAGTTGGAACCTCGTGCTGGAGTCCACCCACGGCGTGCCCGCCGAGCAGTGGGTGCCGCAGAACTTCGCCGCGATCAAGAGCGTGACGGACGACGGTGCGGGCCGCCTGCGCGATGCGCTCGGCATCGAGTTCGGCACCATCGACTACGCGACGGGCCTCGCCAAGTTCTTTCCCGAGGTCGTCTCCACTGTCACCGTGCCGGTGTGGGCCGTCACGCAGCTCGGCGTGCTCGGCACGGTCCTCTCGCCGAACCTGCCCGGGGCATACCGCAACACGCTGACCGGCTACCAGTACGTGGGCCTCGCCTCGACGATGCCCTTCGATTCGACGGCGCTCGTGTCGGTCGATTTCCGGGTGGTGAGCGCGGGCACGACGAAGAGCCAGGTGTTCAACCAGCCGAAGCTGTCGATCAAGCTGTTGCCCAACTTCAGCGAGGCCGGCGTGCCGGGCACGGTGAATTTCACGCTGGGCGGGAAGACGTACTTCGACCGTGCCGGCAGTCTCTACACGGACCTCGACCCGGCCACCGGCGCCGCCTCGCTGGCCGGCACCTACGACTACGCCACGAACGTGGCCTCGCTCACGACCTGGCCGGCCTCGGGCTCGACGGCCGTCGTCGTGAACAGCCTGCTGACCACGCTCGACGGTCAGCCCGTGGAGTACGTCGTCTTTCGCACGCCCGTGGCACCGATCAGCCCGGGCTCGCTGCAGCTCTTGGCCACGAAGCTCAACGGCGGAACGATCAACGTCACGGCCGATGCCTCGGGCTTCATCAGCGGCGCGAACGTGCTCGGCACCTTCGACTATGCGACCGGTGTCGGCAAGGTGCGCTTTGGCGACTGGGTGACGGCCGCCGGTAACGAGGGCGCCATCTGGTATCGCGCTGACGCCGTGGGCAGCGACGGCAAGATCTGGAGGCCGGTCCCCGTCTTCGCCAGCACCATCCGCTACAACGCCGTCGCCTTCACGACGCTGCCCGTGGATGCAACCCTGTTGGGCCTCGACCCGGTGCGCCTGCCGGCCGATGGCCGCGTGCCGATCTTCCGCAGGGGCGAGCTTGCGGTGATCCACAACACCAGGCGCATGCCGGCGGCCGTGGTCGCCAACGGGCAGACGCTGGACACCGGCCGCGTGCGCCTCTCGCGCGTGCGCGTCGTCGGCGCAGACGGCAAGACCATCGAGGCCGGCTACACGCACCACCTCGATGCGGGGACCGTGACCTTCACCGACGTGACGGGCTACGCGCAGCCGGTGGTCGTCGAGCACCGCATCGAGGACATGCTCACCGTCTCCGACGTGGGCATCGATGGCCGCCTGGCCTTTGCCGGCCGCGTCACGCACGACTACAGCGCGGGCGACAGCTACGTGAGCAGCGCGGTGCGCATGGGCGACGTGAAGGCGCGCGTGTCGCTGCTGTTCGATCAGCAGACATGGAGCGGCGCATGGTCGGACAGCCTGATCGGCGCTGCAGCGGATGCGACGTTCAACGACATCGATTACCCGATCACGGTCACGAACAAAGGCGCAGTCACCGAGCGCTGGCGCATCCAGATCAACGCCGGCGGCACTTCCTACAACCTCATTGGCGAAAAGCTCGGCCAGATCGTGACGGGCCAGAGCATGGCCGTCGATTGCTCGCCGCTCGGTCCCTCGGGCGTGCCCTACATGACCATCCCCGCCGCCGGCTTCGGCTCAGGCTGGGCCGCGGGCCAGCTCATCCGCTTCAACACCATCGCTGCCACCTTCCCCTTCGTGCCGATTCGCACCGTGCAGATGGGCGCCGAAACGGTGCTCGACGACAGCTTCGAAATTCTGGTCCTTATCGGTGTGGACCGTCCCTAAAGAGAGAGCAAAGAGAACATGACTTCCGTTGTCGATACCAGCGTCAAATACTTCTCGAGCCTGATGTCTGGAGCGCCGGCCCTGTCCGGCACGGTGGGCTCAATGATTGCCCTTCTGGATGCGTGCCTGAAGGATGGCTTTGACCTGAAGACGCTCGCGTCGCTGACCGTGGCCGGCGGCGTTGCCACCGCGGCCTTCACCGGCACGCATTCCGCTGCGGTCGATTCCGTCGTGCTGATCGCTGGCGTCACCGGTGGGCCAACCGGATGGGCTGGGCTCAACGGCGAACAGAAGATCACGGGCAAGCCTGGCGCTGCTTCGGCGACCTTTGCGACCAATCTCCCGGATGGGGTCTACACCGGCACCATCACCATGAAGATGGCACCGCTGGGCTTCGCGAAGCCCTTCGCAGGGACCAACCTGGCCGCTTACCAATCGACGGACCCGGCGAGCACGAAGATGATTCTGCGGCTCGATGACACGGTGGCCACGACCACGCGCGTGGTCGGGTGCGAGTCGATGACCGACATCGGTACATATGCGGGCTTGTTTCCTACGGCGCTGCAGTTTTCGGGCGGCGGGTACTGGGCAAAGAGCATTGGCGCGAATTCCACGCCCGTGCAGTGGATGGTCATTGGCGACTCGCGCGCCTTCTACATCCACGTCTGCCCCGGCTTCAGCTCGAACGCCTCGTGGACTCAAGGCTTTACGCGCGGCTTCGGTGATGCCGTCGCGCTGAAGCCTGGCGGTGATGCGTATGCCTGCTTTCTGAGCTACTCCGACACGGCGGCACCAGCCGGCCAAATCACCGGCCAGCCCGAGTACGCCCAAAACCTTTTACAGGCATTCCCGCGCGCGCCGACTGGGCTTGGCTCGTCCCTCTTGAACAACTGTTTTCCCTATGTCGGCACGAGCGCGGGCATGTCTGGGATGGATACGTTCTTCGGGCCATTCCCCAGCATCATCGATGGCGCCCTCCGGGTGTCGCGTCGCTTCTTTGCGACGGGCACGGGCGTGCCGCCTCGGGCAGACGCACCCGGCATCTACAGCGTGCCGCACAACCTGTCCTTTGACTCGTTCAAATTCAATGACCGCCAGCCCGGGACTGGGGTCCTTGCGGGGCGCAATTTGATTGTGGTCAACTCCACAAACACGTCCGTCAACCAAGGGGCGACGAGCAGCGTGGCAGGCACTACGTTTTTCGATGTGACCGGTCCCTGGCGCTAAGCAATGGCGGCCCATCGTTACTGGAGTGCCCGTGCGTTTACGCCCGCCGCCGGCCGGGCCATCGCACTGAGCGAGTTTCATCTGTTCGCCGCAGGCGCGCGAGTGGATGCGACCGCGACGCTCTCGGCCGCGGTCGCGCCGGCGTCCGGCTCGCTGGCGGATTTGAAGGATGACGTGCTCACAACTGGCGCGCGTTGGCCGAACGCTCAAGATGTGAATCTGCTGTGGGACTTCGGCGCGGGTGGCGGCTACGACATCGATGCGATCCGTCTCGGGTCGAGCAACACGGGGCAGGCGGAATTCCCCATCTTCTGCAGCCTCTGGTTTTCTGACGACGCGGTGACGTGGACGCAGCAGGCCGTCTGGGCAGCGGACTACCCGGGGCCGAAGGTGAAGGTCGCAGGCTATTTCGGATGGCATCCGAACGACATCGCCGTCGCTGCGCAGTTGGGGTTTGTGGGTGCCAACGGTTCCACGGTCTTCACCGATGACGTGGCGGGCAACGTGTGGACACCAGCGGGCAGCGCGCAGATCAAGACCGATCAGTTCAAGTGGGGTGGCTCGGCGGGGTACTTCAACGGCACGACCGACTACCTCTCGATGCCTGCAAAGGCCTCGCTCAACATGGGCACGGGCGATTTTTGCATGGAGGTCTGGTTTCGCGCGGCGGCTCTGATGAACAACTTCGGCACGCTGCTCTCAAACGGAACGCCGGCGTTCGGCACCAACAGCCGATTCCTGATGGTCTATGGAACGGCCGCCACCGTGGTGGCGACGCGCGGAAGGATCGGTTGGGGCGGCGATGGTTCGAGCCTGGCCAACCCCGCGCTGCTGTCCACCACCGTGGTGACGGTCGGCGCCTGGTATCGCGTGAAGGTGATGCGGATCGGTGTGAATGCGCTGCTGTTCGTGAACGATGTGCTTGAGGCCTCGGCGAACTTGGGCGGTGGCGGTGCGCTGGATTTAGGCCTCTCCGGGACTCGTGTGGGCAGCAACGGATGGGACGGCGCCGCGGGGTTCTTTCAAGGGCACATCGGCGAGCTGCGCATCACGCGCGGCGTCGGCGAGCCGGGAGATATCCCCGCATATGTCCGTCACCCGGTGCCGAAGAAGACCTCGCTCGCTCGGGCGTTGCAGCCTGAGGGCCGACTGATGTCGCAGCTCTACACCGGGCCGTACACCGGTCTTCGCCTTGCTGCGGGTCCGATCTTCACGCGGGGGGACTTCCTCACCGGGGTGCTCGGCAAGGGCAACGGCCGGCTGCGTGGCTTCACGCTCGATTACGTCAACCCGCTCAACAAGCCGTATCCGTGCCGCGTGGCGCTGATGCGGGAGGTGGGCAATCTCGTGGTACGTGAGCAGTGGTCCAAGGCGGACGGCAGCTACGACTTCCAGTACATCGATGAGCTGCAGAGCTACACCGTCATCGCCTACTACGAGGCGCACGGAAAGCGCGCCGTGGTGACTGACGGCCTGACCCTTGCAAATGGCAAGGTGGAGCTGATGCCATGAACGTGCTCGCCATCAATGCAATGTTGGCCGGGCCGGGCCTCGTGGCGTACCTGGGGGAGGGCTCGCGCTTCCTCGTGTGCGGGGGCGTGCAGCCGCCCGAGGGGAGCGCAGTCGTCACACTGTTGGCTGCGGCCGTCCTCGCACTGCCCGCTGGCGCTGTTGCAGATGGGGCGCTTTCACTCGTGCAGGCCGACAGCGCAGGCGACCTGGCGGTCGCGACAGGCATCGCGACGTGGGGCCGGCTGGAGCTGGCAAACGGCACATGGGTGGCCGACTTCAGCATGAGCGGTCCCTCGGGCTCCGGGCAGGTCAAGCTCGTGGTGCAGAACCCGCCCGAGGGCGACCCCGAGGCCAAGCTCTATCAGGGCGGCACGTTCTTCATCGGCGAGGTGGTCATCGGTGGTTGACGACCTCATTTTTCGCAGGCCGCCGCTCGATGGGCCGCCGAACGTTCTCGTCTTCGGCGAGCCCGAAGAGCCGACCAGCGGCGCGGCCTATGCGTTCGGCCGCATCCCGTTGCCGGGCTTCTTCGTGTCCGGCGGCGTCATCGCGACGATGCCGCCTCTTGCGACGGCCGCTGGCCGCATTCCGCTGCCCGTCTTCATGGTCGGCGGGGTGGCGAAGTACGCGAGCGCCGTTTCGCGTCCGCTGGTGGGTAAGGTGTCCAGTGGCTGGCAGGTCGCGAGGCAGATCGAGGGCGGTGCCGTGGCGAAGCATCAGAGCGCTCAGCGTGCGCGCGTCGGGCGCGTGTCCGCCTGGCAGAGTGCCGAGCCTGCCGCAGCCAGCATCGCGGCAGCGTGGCAGGACACGTTTCGCGCGCGTGCTGCGGCGCTGGCAGAGCATCAGGCCGCGCGCCAGGTCGAAGCCACCACGGGCATTCGCCATCAGGAAGCGGTGCGGGCCCGCTCGGGCATCTCAGCTCGGTGGCAAGAGGCGCAGCGCCTGGCGCTGGCGCCGGTCGGCATCCGGTCTCAGGAGGCCGAGCGCATGCGTCGCGGTGTGCGCGTGAGCTGGCAGGAGGCGGTGCGGGCGCAGGCACGCCATGCGGACCGATTCGGCGCCGCCCTGCAGCTCGATGTTGGGCGCGTCTCGCGCTGGCAGGCGGCGATGTATCCGCTGCCTGGTCGCTCGGTTGTCGTGCCGCCCGTCGAAAGCCCGTGCTACGAGCCCTCGACAACGCTCGTCTTTCGCGAGCGGCAGCAGCACAGCACCACGCTCATCTTTGTTTGCGAGCGGCACGGGCCGCCGCCGGGCACCGGCGAAACCGTCGTCGTGCCCATTCTGGAGGTTTACACCGTGCAGAACAGCATCAGCCTCGTGCGCCTCGACAGCGGCGAGCCCATCGAGGCCTTGGCCTTCAGCATGCGCCTCGATGCCGATTCATGGACATGGCAATGGAGTGCGACGCTGCCGGGCTCGGCATGGCCCGTCATCCGGCGCGGCATTCACGCTGCGCCGGTGGACATCCTTGCAACCGTCAACGGTGTGCCGTATCGGCTGAGCGTGACCGGCTGCAATCGGGATCGCCGCTTTGCGGACAGCAAGGTGCAGGTTTCGGGCAAGGGCCGCGCCGCCATGCTCGACAGTCCTTATTCGCAGATCCTCAACCATGTCTCGCCCGACTCGCGCAGCGTTGCGCAGTTGCTCGACCTGGCGCTGACGTACAACGGCGTGAGCATCGGGTGGGGGATCGACTTCGGCCTCATGGATTGGGCCGTGCCCGGTGGGGCGTGGGCCTTTCAGGGGAGCCACATCGGCGCCGTGCTCGACATCGCAGGCGCCGCCGGTGCCATCGTGCAGCCACATGCGACCGATGCGACGCTGCGCGTGCTGCCGCGCTATCCGGCCGCACCGTGGCACTGGTCAACGCTTGCGCCCGATTTCGTGCTGCCTGCAGCGGCAGTGGCCATCGAGGGCATCCAGCCGCTAACGAAGCCGGATTACAACCGGGTCTTCGTGGCCGGCACCACGGGTGCCGGCGTGCTCGGGCAGGTCACGCGCAGTGGCACCGCCGGCGACAGCGTTGCAGACATGGTGACGCATGCACTCATGACGGATGTCGTGGGTGTGGCGCAGCGCGGCCTTCCGATCCTCTCGGACACCGGCGCGCAGGCCGACGTGACGCTCAGCCTTCAGGTGCGGCCGGAAACAGGCGTCATTCAGCCCGGTGCGCTCGTGCAATACGAAGAGGGCGCCGAGACGTTCCTCGGCCTCGTGCGCAGCGTGTCGGTGGACTGGCAGCGGCCCGTGCTACGCCAGTCGATCACCCTCGAAACGCACATGGAGGCGTGAGCATGGCATCGACGAATCCCTATGTCGCGCTGCTGGCGCTGCTGCCGAACTACCCGCTACAGATCGCAACCATCACCGCCATCGATGGCGAGGTCGCGCGCCTGGCGCTTCCTGGCGGCGGTGTGCTCACGGCGCGCGGCACTGGCGCAGTGGGCGATCAAGTCTTTGTGCGCGATGGTGTCATTGAAGGGCAAGCGCCCTCGATGCCCTTCGTTCAAGTCGAAATCTAAAGAGAGAGAAGAGGCACCTCATGGACGTGGGCGACATCGCCGGCAATCCGATCGCACAGCTTGCGTTCCTGATCCTGTCGGCCGCCGGTGGATACAAGGTCTGGCGCGCGCAGCAGCCGACCGAGGCAAAGGAGCGCGCCGACAGCGAAGGGCAGATTGCCGCGCTCGCGACCTGGCAGCAGTTGCTCGAAGGCGAGCGCGCCGCGCGCGTGAAGGCCGAAGAGCGCGCCGACAAGTTCGCGGCCGAGCGCAATCAGGCGCTGCAGGAGCTGTGGGAGATGAAAGGGCAGTTCAAGGTGATGAGCGAATCGCTCGCGGCGCAGGCGCTTGAGCTGGGTTCGCTGCGTGAGCTTGTCCGTCAACTGAAGGACCAACGCAATGCACCCTGACCTTCGCACCGACTCGGACCGCGCGCCGCTCGACGAGCAGCCGCGCATGCGCGTGCCACATCAGTGGCGCCGGCTCTTCGAAACCTTGGGCGTCGTCGGCAGCCTGTTCCTCGGCGGCTTCGGCTCAGGCTACTTCTGGGCCACGCGCAACGCCGAAGTGCAGATCGCACGACAGCGCGAAGACCACCTCGCCGAAATCAGCCGGCTGCGCGAGGTCTTCAGCACAAGCCTCACATCCCTCGCCGGCCGCGTAGACCAAGCGGCCGGCACCGCGGCGAATGCTGCGCTGACTGCGGGTGAAGCCGCTAGTACCGCGCAGGCCGCCGCACAGACCGCCAACCAGGCCGCGAAGACTGCGGCAAAGGAGTTCAAGAAACCATGATCGACACACAGACCCTCATCGACTGCACGGGCGCCACGCGCGCTAACGCCGAGCGCTACGTGGTGCACCTGGCCGATGGCATGAACCGTTTTCGCATCCACTCGGTCAATGCGATGGCGGGCTTTCTCGGGCAGCTCCCGGTCGAGTCCGACGACCTGGCGAAGGTCGAAGAAGACCTCTACTACACGACACCGGCGCGGCTGCGCGAGATCTTCCCGAGCCTGTTCGTGCAGGGCGGCTATCGAGCCGAAGACTACGTGTGCAACCCGCGTGCGCTAAGCATGCTGCGCTACAAGGGCTTCCACGGCCGCGGCTTGATCCAGCTCACATGGGAAGACGCCTATCTCGCGGCGGGGCGAGCGCTCGGCTTCGACTACCGCGGTAAGCCTGAACTGCTGCTGCAGCCGCAGCATGCGGCGCTGACGGCGTGCTGGTTCTTTGCCGAGTTCAAGGGGTGTCTGCCGGCGGCCGAGCGTGGCGATGTTTACGACATCACCGGGCGCGTCAACGGGCCGAAGCGGCTGAAGCTGGCCGAGCGCAAGGCGGCCACGGCTCGAGCCTACAAGGTGCTGAGCAAATGAGCCTGATGCAAACCTTGTTGGTGGCGCTCGGGCTGAGCGTGGCGGGCAATGCTGCGCTCGGCTGGGCATGGATAGGCGCGCGCGAGAAGGCGGCCACGTCAGTCCTGCAGCGTGACGATGCGAGGGCCGCGGCCTCGGCATGCAGCGATGCGACCGACGACCTTCGCGACCTGGCCGACAAGCGCAGTGCTGAGGCAAAGAAGGCGCAGGTTGCGGCGCGCGCCGCGGCGACTGGGCGTCAGCAGGCCGCGCAAACGATCATGAGCACGCCAGCAGCCGTGCCCGGCAACGCCTGCGCGAGTGCACAAGTACGTATTGATGAATGGTTGAGAGGGAGAGAGCAGCCGTGAGATGCCGCTTTGTCGTGGCCGCGTTGGGTCTCGGCGCGGCGCTCTCCGCGTGTGGGGTCGCCCCAGTTCAGGTGGTGAAGGTGCCGGTTCCTATTGAATGCCGGTTGCACATACCCCCGCGGCCTGTCATGCCCACCGACGTCCTCGCGTTCGGAGTTGACATCGATCGCTTTGCTGCTGCGGCGATGGCTGAAATCGAGGTGCGGGAAGGCTATGAAGGTGAACTGAAGGCGGCGTTGGCTCAGTGCACGGCAAAGGCTGATAACTAATGCAATGTTGCGCCAGATTTCTTAATTTCTTATTTCAGCCGAACTTTGTCATTAATAATCCTGAGCCCCAATTAAATAGAAGGCAAATTATCGCAATATATATTGCAAAAAATACGTACTTTCCAAACATAACCGTCGAAGTCATTACCATGGACATCGCTGGTCTTTGGGCATCCCATTCTGATGGAGTAATTACGCCATTTGTTATGAATGGCTTCCAATACTCGTTGATATGCTTCGGGGTGAAGCAGTCGCTGTGTCCGTAATCAAAATATCGATCAAATACTCGATTTGATTGAAATCCTAGCCTGCCGGATATTCCGTAACCTCTGGTTGAAATGGCCGCAAGAACAGGAAAAATATCTTTTGTTCCAACATCGTTGAGAATTCTTTTTTTCTCGATTTTAGGGGCGTGTTTATCCCAGGCGAAATCGGTTTTAACAATGCATCCGCAGAGGATAATTTTTTCGATCGTAATGTCTGGCGAGTTTTCGAGAATTTTACTTATTATGTACGTGCCAAAACTATGAGCGATGACGACAATCTTTGAGTTCGGCTCTTGAGAGCGAATATCTCGAAGCTTTCTGGTTATGTTTTTTATTGGACCACTGCGAAACGGTCCCCATAGGCCAAGAGCAGAAAACGGCTCATAACCAAGTGGCTCAACATTTAGTTGAGGAATATTTGCCAGCTCAGAGCGTACGAGATGCTCCCATCGTCCATCTGTTCTGATGCCGTGAATTAGAACAACCGTAATGGACTGAGGGTTGTCGCGAATTTTCGCGAGCGCTAGGTCAAGCGTTGTGTCGAACGCTTGCAGAAATTCAAGAGGGACCAGCTTTCGAGCAGCCTGAAGAGCATTGAGCGTTCTATCGGGTGCGGAATCGTTCGCAACGCTGAATGCGAGTGCAATTACATCTTGGACTTCCATCTTACGAAATTGGAACGTAGATGGTTTTGATTCGATCTAGCGTCACTTCTAGATCTAGATCTGTATGAAGATCGTGGACAATTGATGGAACTTCCGCATAGGAGTGAAACTGAGCAATCCCGCCTCCAGCAGGAGATTCAATCACGAGTAGACGTTCCAAAACACGCTCCTGTAGTAGAAGCGTTATCACCCGAGAGAGACGCGCACTACTGCCCGCTTGCGAGATGTCAAACAATGAATTGGGGTCGAGCTTGATGTCTTTATATCGCTCACCCCTCGTTGCTTCGAAATCTTGAAAGAAGGTAGCGAGCCTATTGAAGGCATCGGCTTCCCCGGGATATTTATTTATTAAACTCTCGAATTTTTCCGCAAACATGGTCGTAGTCCGTTGCGGTACATGAGGCTGGTATTGCAAACTCATTTACCTCGCCGGAGAGCAACACGTGAATTTCTCGCGGTGCATCCGGGTCTGGAACAATAATATAGAAATTCGACCGATCAATTTTTCCTCCAGAACCAAGAAAATGATTTAAACCTCCTTTAGAGCCATCGTCATCAAAAATGTCCTCCGTTAATGAGGCAGTTGAGACGCTCATGCGGTTGCCCGTTGCGTTTCTTGCTTCAGATTGAACAAAGCGAACCTCACCCTTTAATGTCTCCTGCGCACTAATTAATTTAGACTTGGCATTTGAAAGGGAGATTTCTTTGAACTCGCTTCTAGGTAAAATTGGTGCAATCGCGTTGAAGAAAATTCCAATATTCTCTTGGTACTGCGAGGAGTTGTCCTGTCTTGCAATCCTAATCTCTAGCAGTCCATCGGAATGAAGTTTTGCAAGACTTACTGCTCGTTTTTTTTCGAGGCTATAAATCTTTTCGACGGTATTGGGGGCGCTTCCTGGCTTCTCGCCTATGAGCTTTTTTGTGCTTCTGGTTTCAACTCGTTTTATCACCAGCGAGCTTGATCCATTTGAATATTTTTCACCACGAATGTCGACGATTTGAGGCGCATTGGGTAACTCCAAATCTAAAGGGGTATGCATCAAGTTGCTGAGCCCCATATGAGTCACTATCGGTTGAATCCTTTGGGGATTCATCATCGCTTGTGCTCTCGTTGGATCGGCTTGATACAAAAAAACGTGCTGCCGGCCACACTCTTCTGTATTTCTTAGCAAATTCCGAAGGTCGTCGATCGAAATCTTTTCCTCTTCCAGAGCGGGGAGAATGCGCTGGTTGAAAAGTTCGTCCCAATTTGCGGCAGATACTGGGATTTTCTTTTCTTTTAAGAAGTCCCCGACCACAGATCTACTTGTCGCGAGCTGAATAAGCCGAAAAACCACGAGCGCATTGGCTGCGTCTTGATTAGTAAACAACGCCGTTCTCCCCCAAGGTGTTTAGTCTGGCGCCGTTTCGTCGGTACCTGTCGGTAGTCTAGGGGAGATGGCAGTGAGGCGCCATCCCATGTTTTCGGCTAGCCGGTTGATCTCGACTGGCATCCTAAGAGGTAGTTCGGCACCACCCGGGTCTGGGTCTGTTACGCGGACTCTCAGCCGCGGGCATGACTCTGAGCTTCTTGGGGCGCAAGTTGGACATTCATGCATCCATGTTCGCCTGCAAGAAGCGATCGCGTGCGCGAGGTTGTTAAGCTTTCGACTTCGTATCCAGGGAGGTGTCCTTGTTTGCTGTGATCGCCGAGAACGATGAGTCGAAGTGGGACGACGATACTGGCACGATCTATCACTTTCCGAAGCGATACGTGGCTACGTTAAGCCCTGGAGTGAAACTAATCTATTACAAGGGAGGGATGCGCAATGTGTCGTTTGCAGCGAGCCGATTGTCAGTAGAGCCTCACTACTTTGGGATGGCTTCGATCGGATCGGTGCACCTCGATAAAAAGAGTGCTAAGGGCGATCTGTTCGCGACCATCGAAGGCTATGTGCCTTTCGATACAGCAGTCCTTGCAAAACAGCCCTCGGGGGCTTACTACGAGCAGATACCGCCGAGCAGAGTTGCGAACTACTGGCGTGATGGCGTGAGATCGATCGATGAGACGGTCTATGCGGCCATTCTTGCCGCTACGGGAATCCTCTCCAACGACGCGAAAATGCACAGCGATTCGTCGCATGAGGGGCTACCGCCTGACGACGAGTTCGAGTCGGGCCAGGAAGGTACGCCGACGTTGCGCTACGTGACGACCTACGAACGCAATCCGCGATATCGTCGGCAAGCCCTTGCGATTCATGGATACCGCTGTGCCGCCTGTGAGGTGCATTTTGGAGAGAAGTACGGGCCGTACGCAGAAGGAGTGATCCATGTACACCACACCAAGCCAGTGTCACTTTATGACGCACCGCGCCGCATCGATCCAGCAAAGGACCTCGTACCAGTGTGTCCAAGCTGCCATGCGGTTATCCATCGAAACAAGTCAAAGACTTTAACGATTGAGGAGTTGCGGGCAATGCTTGCTGCTGCCAAACAAAGTGGCGCAGGCTCTCATGCGTTGACGCTTTAGCTAACGGGTGCAAGCGCTCCGCGATGATGGTATTAATCGTGGCATTGGGCCTCTAAGTGATTGATATATAAGAAATCGTTGCTCTCACACTCTCCGCCAGCAACCCAGTATTCACGCGGGTTTGCGGGCAGGGCGGATGCTTTGTCCCTTTTGCCCTCTTTTATTGTTGTACTGAGCTGGTTCGTTTTGGACTGCTTTGCACAAGCGTGGTTGACCTCCAGCGGGGCAGATGACACGGGACGGCCTGGCCCCCGCCTGCGTAGACGGCAATTGGACATGCCCGGGCGAAAATCGGCCACGCCAAGTCCACTCTCTTGCCCTATCCGATTCGCCAAGCTCTCGTGACGTCCACCGAACTCAAGGGCTTCATCCTCACTCGCCACTGGCGGGATGCTCCCGCCGGCACGGAGATCGAGTACTGGCTGGCAACAGATGCGGGGCCGGTGAAAGTGGTCCTGACCTCCCAGACCTCCGTCGCATTCGTCGCAACCCGGCACAGGGCAGCGGTAGAAGCGCACCTCATGGC